TAGATCCTCTTGTAAATAAACAAGTCTTTAAACCACTACTTGGCATCTGTAAAGGATTGTTATCAGACACTCTTCCAATTAATGCATTATTTAAATATATATTAAAATCAATTCTATAAATTCCATTTGCATTTCTCTTAATGTCTGCATCTAAAGATAAGTCATAGACTGCTATATCTTGAGAAATTAATCTATCTTGACCAACAAACTTTCCTTCATCAACAAGGATTCTTGCAAGAGCTCCAAAAAGTTTTTTAGGGACTGCAATATTTATCTTCTTATCTACTTGCGTAGAATATGGAGTTCTTTCTACTTTATAAAAAATTATATTTTCAAGAACCTGATCCGTTGGAAGAATGCCTCCACTTGAATCTGAACCATAGTATTTAAGAACGTCTTCAGACATAGATGCTATTTCAAGATAGTATCCAGAGTTTGTGTTTGTATCAACCATGTATCCAATTCCACCAGCTCCACCAGACAAGGTTTTTAAATTAGAGCTTGTAGTGGCTTTATCAATTTCAAAAAGATCTGTTGAGTTTAAAGCAGATTGAGTTTTATCATCTATAATTTTTCCAATAATTCTCATTCTTGTTCCAACATGTCTGTAATCTGTGTCTAAATCTTTATAAACATAGCTTATTAAATCTCTACTACTTGTTGCAGACAGGTCTGTACTTTGTAGTGATGGAACTGGATATGGTCCACTGAATATTAGTGCAGATGATTGAATTCCTGCAACGTCTTGCTGATTAAAACTAGAAAAGCCTTCCGATCTTGTTGACTTTTTCATAAAATTAGCAATCTTACTAGTTATTGAAGACTGTCCTTGTGAAGCCGTATCGTTACCAAGGGGGTTTGCTGCAACTGAATTAGACACTGGATCATAAGTTAAAAATTCTGTGGGAACAGTACTAAATATGTTTTTAGAATCCATTCTAAAAGATTTTCTATTGTTTGAATCTTCCCAATAAGGATTTAGTCCAGCACTGTGAGCTGTAATAGCTGTTCCAAACTGACCTCTACCATGAGACCTTACTTCTCCATTTTTATATTTAACATTTTCTTCTAAACCATCAAAGTTGGCTCCAGATGCATTTTCATAATATGGTTCTGTATAGATTCTAAGAAGACCAGTTAGAACCATTTTTCCATTAAAAATTAGCTTGGAAAAGTATTTTTGATACTCGTTGTTATTCGTTATCCATACAAGACCATTTGTTGCAGAAGCAGATGGAGAATCTACCTGATACTGCTGTGCATCATATCTTATAATTTCTCCATTAGCAAATAGATATCCCTGAAATCTTGGCAACCAAAAAGCACTTTCTCCAACATCAATTGTGTTATTTATTATTTCATTATTTACTACAGTTGGTACTGCACTTCCAAGACTAGTTCCCAATGGCACTGCTCCAAGTGCATATCCAAGATTTGCTGTTGGTTGGTTTATTGTTCTTGCCTCTTGTTGATCTCCAAGTTCCCAAAGTATTGCACTTTTATAGCCATAGGTTTTTTCACTAAGACTTAAACTTGCTTGTTCTAACTTTGATACTTCTCTTTGTATGTATCTGGTTGTGTAATTAATTTTGCCATCATTTAATATCTTTGTTTCAAAACCAGCAATTCCCTCAATGTTTGGAACAATGTTACCAGTTCTTTGTCCGTAAAGAGTTGTTAGTCTTTCAGAAATTGCATCGTTATCATCTCTTACAGAAACATCTGGCATTAAGTATTCTTTTGGCATAATAACAAAATTATTATATTCATCAAAAAACATTGAAGTCTGAGTAGCCTGTGCAAGTCTTTGTAAAACTTCTGAAACAGAAGCGTCTGGCTCAACAAAGAAGAATGGAATTACTGGATCGTTTGCAGTATTAATATTTTTAAATACATAATTACTAAATCCAATATTGTCCAAAAGTAGTGCTACTGCTTTTGTAAGGGTAGAGTTTTGCAAGAATATAGATGTGGCATTATTAGATTCTAATATAAAGAAAGCATCTCTTAAATTTAATGAAACATCTTGCATACCACTTGTAGCAACTGCAGCATTTTCTGAATAGAATGTTTTTAATGGAATAAACTTATCATATCCATTAACATCTAAAATAGATTCATAAAAATCAAACTTAATTTGTGGCTTAAGAATATTAGCAATAATGCTTCCATCTCTATTTGCAATACCAAAAACATTTAGCTCTGTAAAGGCTCCATCATGGTTTGATAAATTAATACCTCCAGTTGAAGCTACAAGTCCACCAACTGGAAGACCAAAGTCTGTTGCCATAATATTTTTATTAATATCATAGTCCAAAACATAATCTGTTATATCAACTTTTAATCTTGGTGATATCTCAATTAGTTCAAATGGCTTATTTGGAGCATACATTGTTTCTACAATAACTCTAATTCCTTTAATAAAGGCAAACTCTCTATAAATATCATTACTTCCAACATTAAAATAGCTTGGACCTAATATTTTTTTAACTAGTCCAACCCTTTTTGTATCATCTTCTTCTAATAATGAAAATCCATATTCTGCGTTATAAGTTTTCCAGTCTTGATCTTCTTCACTCCAAACATATAGTGTCCCTGACTCAGAACTTGAGCTTCCAACTATGTAAGCATCTCCATTTATAATATTTCTATTAGTATAAAGTGGATCTGGAAGTTGACCAACTGTGTCTAAATATCCATAAAGGTGAAAGTTTGTTTTAAAGTTTTCAGGCACTTTGATACCATAATAAATTTCTACATGACCATCCCAAGGAACGATTCTTGAGCCATCTCTTCTTGTAGAGTTTTCGTTAAAGTCTATTGCGTCTATCCAGTTGTTATCAGCATTAAGATATTGAATTTTCCATTTTTTTGGAACTGATGATTTTGTTATATCTTGAAGCGGGTCTGTAACAAGATTGTTATTGGTTCTAATTCTGCCTGGAACTAAAAATTCTCCATTTATTCCAACTGCTGATGGATCTGCTAGATTAGTTTGCATTTTTACAACTATTCTATTTGTTGCAACTTCATTTTTATAAGTAACAAAAGGCACACAATCATTTATTTTATATGAAGGATTTCCAGTACTAAAGAATGTTGCAGTTTGACTTGATATACCAAATTCTTGTCCATTTTCTTTTCTATATGAATTCCAATACTTAAACTTATCAAATCTTGAACAAAAATAATATCTTGGTCTTTTTCCAGATCTAATACTATCTACAAACTTTGTATTGTTTATATTTGACTCTCCAAAGTAAAGGATTTTATTAATTCCAGATCTTGGTCTAAATGGCTTAATACAATCTTTTAAAGAGTAGTAAAGCTCTCTACTTGTTTCTCCTGAATTAAAAGTTAAAGGCTCATTTGGATCTTCTGTTTTATATTCAGAAATATAGTTAGAGTCCAAAGCATTTGTATAAACATCAGCATTATCTTGGGAGTCATATTCTGGATAAAGTGTTCTATAAATAACACTTGCACTATCTGGTCTAAACCTATAGTTTCCATAATTGTCAAGGTTTAATAAATCATTTTGATTCCATTCAGCAACTACTAAAGAATCTACGCTAATGCTATTGTTTGTTTGGATATGATCTATTAAGTCTGTATCTAAAAACATTATACTTCCTCAAGAGAAATAGAAATATCCCAAAGGTCTCTATCTTTGACAATGGGACTTTCTCCACTATGGTCTGTAACATTTCCTCTTTTAATAACATTGTAGCTAAAGTCTGAAATAAAGACTTCTAGTACATCTGAATATTTATCAAGTTTTTCATATATGTCTGAAATAAAATTTTGAGGTTTGTCATAAGAAAGGAACATATAAAAAGATCCAGGATTTGAACTATACCAGTCTAGGAGTTCTGCACCACCTGCACCACCATCTACTGTATATTCTATTAACGAAAGGTCTGTTGCAACTCCGCTTGTGTTAAATTCTGGGTCTCCATTAAAAGATCTAGATGGCAATAAGTTATAAGAAAAAGATACATTCATCTTATCTGCAATATGATAAGAACGCATATGACCATTTACCATTCTTTTTCTATTTTCAAGCCTATTGGTTTTAAAACTAATTTCACTTCTATTATGGTCAGAAAGGATTATAAAGTCCTCTCTTTCTATTCCAGAAATTTGTGGAACACCGCCTGTAATTCCATTAGAATTGTTAGAGAAAATAACTGCTTGTGGTCTTATCCACTTTTTTCTGGCATTTAAATATCCACCAGGATTATTGATAATCATTAGTATCTATTACTCCTTAAATTTCCTCTATTTTGATTTGAAAGCTTTGCCATAACTACATTTGCAATATCATCTGGAGAAGCATTTGTTCCAGATACATTTACATTTACGTTATATGTACTATTATACATTGGTGAAGAGTTTGAAACAACGTTTGTGGTATTAACTGGAATATTAGTTACGCTTTGCCCTGGGATAGAGTATGTTGGAGAAGAAATTCCTTTTCCTACTGCAGGAAATACTTGACTATTTAGCTGGTTTAAGAATCCTCTATTTTGATCTGCTACTGATTTTCTAACAACAAATTCTCCAGGGGTTAACAGGGCAGAAACTTTGTCTGTCATACCAGTTCCTGGAACAGTAAATCCATTATTCATTCTTAGTGCAGGAGGGGCTTCTCTAGAACCTTTATAAGCAACTCCACCATATGCCATCTTTATGCCCTTAAGTTTATTAAGAACTCCTTTCTTAGTTTGCTGAGCAGGACTAGCTACTTTAGGAGGAGTAGGAGGAGTGAGACTAGTAACTGTTGGTTTTGGTTTTGTTGTGGCTGCACCCTTGGCTGTTTTAGTTGCGGCAGAGTTTAAAGGATCTACGTTTGCTCCAGGATTTGCTGCATTATACATATTTAAAGAAGATTCGTATTCTACAAGTGCTGCTTGATCTGCTTTAGAAAGGTTTGTTTTTTTCTTTAAAGCGTCAATAGTCTTTTGTTGCTCAATAAGGTACATTCTTGTTTCTACTTTTTCACGCTCTTTTGCAACGTCTAGCTTTCTTTGTTCAAAGCCTAATAATTTATCTTGCACACCTTGAAGCTCAATTCCCTTACTATAAATTCTATCTTGAATTGTTTCTATTTCAGATTCAATACCCTTTCTTGTCATCAATTTTCCATTTATAGAAACTGTTAATGCATCTAAATCTGTTTGTCTTTGTTTTTCAAGTGCTGCTCTAGTATCTTCAATTTGATATTGTGCAGATTGCTGTTGCATATCTCCAGCTATACCTGCTGCTGCTGCAATGTCTCCAGAGGCAAGGGCAGAAGCTAAACTAATTCTAGACTTTTCCTGCTCATTAACTCTTGAATTTGATTCTAAAACTTTATCTAATGCTTCTACTCTTAAGTTATAAGCATCATTAACAGCCTCTTCTTTTTTAGAAAGTTGCTCTAGTCCTTTTTGTCTTAAATTAACTTGTCTTTCTTCTAATTCAATTTCTCTATTTAATTGCTTAAGTCTTTCATTAAACCCTTCTGCTTCTTTATCAATAAGCATTTCTTGAAGTCTAAATCTTTCCATAAGCATCTTTAATAGGTTTTCTTCTTTATTGTTGCCACCAGACTTATCTCCACTAGTAGTTCCTGGCTTAGGTCCTAAATTGCCAATGCCAACTTTTAATTTATTCAACAATGCACTTTCTAAAGTTTGCTTTTGTTCTTCACTAGTTCCTTCTTTGGCATTCAACTTTTTATTAGTTTCTGTATCCCACGCAACTGACATAATAATTGGAATTGAAACTGAGGCTGGTAATGCATTTATTGCAGACATTATTTCGCTATTAAATATGTTCATACCAGTTGCTTTAACTAGAACTTCTTGAGTAAGTGGACCCTTTGCTGCAGCACTTTGAAGCTGTTCATAGGTTGAGTACAACTCTTCTATTGCTTTTGGATTTGGATTTTTAAAATCAATCACGGTAGTAATGTCTGGAAGAGATTCTATGACTCCTAATTTAAATACAAGTTCATCAATTTCTTCAGTAGTCAAACCTTGTGTTTGAAAATTTATAACCATTTGTGCATCTGTTGGGCTCCATTCTCCAGTCAGTAGCTTCCCCCAAGATGTACTTCCAACTTCTTCAAAATCTTTTATTATTTTATTAATTGCTTCTTCACTGTAGGCTCCAGATTCCTCAAGCATTGTTTTAACTTGTGTTTTTTGATTTTCTATTGCTTTGAGTGCTGGGCTTTCTATCCAAGCAAAACCAAGTATAGAGTCCTGCTTTTTTTGTGCTTCTATATCAGCAGTTGCAGTTAGTGCCTGATTATTTTCAAATCCAAGAATTTGTGCATTTGCATCTAAAGTATTTCCTGTTACATTCTTAGAATCATCAAGAGCTTTTTTATAGTTTTCTAAAGTTATCGTTCCTTCTTTAAAGGCTGCGTTAAGAAATTCAACTGTATTAAGCTGTGCAGAAAGTGCAGAATTATTTACAGTAAGAACTTCTTCTAGTTTATATTGATTTTCAAATCCAGCACTTCCGCCCTTGAACACACTAAAGATTTTTTGCATTTGATTTAAATCATCGTATGCACTCTTTGCATCATCTCTTATTTGAGAAATGTCAACACTTGGAGTTATTTCTGCTTGAATTTTTAAGATGTTTTCTGCCGTAAGTTTTTCTCCATTTGGACCCATAAGTTGCGATATCTTGCCAGAAACTTCAACTGCAAGTCTTTCGTTTTCTAAGGCTGTTCCAATATCTATCGCTATTGCTCTAGCCTCTTCTGCAGTTATTGCACCTGCAATAATAGCTTGAGAAAGTTGATTTCTTAAAGCAGTAGCTGCATCTTTTCCAGAAGATTCTACAAAAGAAATGTCTTTTAGCAATGCTTTTCCTGCATCAGATTGCATAAACTGGCTAGAAACTTGCTGAGATTCTTCAGAAACTTCTTGACCTGTAGCTTTTTCTGCAGCTGCCACCATTGCCTGTTGTGCACGAGTTTGTCTTCCAAATGTTTCTGCAATAGCGTTAGTAGAATCTGCTGTTCCATACATTGCCGCTGCAAGTTTTCCTCCAGCCTTTGATGCATCGTTAATTTGTTTGTTTAATTTATACGCACCAAATCCAACTAAGGCAATTGCAGCTCCTGCTCCAGACAAAGGTCCAATAAATTTTAAAATGTTTGGACTTAGTTTAGATAATTGAGGAAATAGCTTTTTAAATCCTTCTCCAACTTGTCCAGTAGAATCTACTGCTTTTAAACTTACCTTTTGAAACTTCATTAAAACTGCTGTTACAGATTTTTGAGCTGCACTAAAAGCTGCTGTACTTGCAGCAATCTGTCCAAACATACCCATTTCTGGAGCCATTGCCATAGGAAGCATTGAAGCCCCTAATCCAGCTGCCATTGGAGCTATTCCTGAAAGCATTCCGCCAACACCTGTTGAACGACCTGAAATTTTGGCTCCTTGACCTTTATTTGAAAAATATTTCGCACCTTTTTGTTCTTGAACAACTCTTTCTGGTTCTTTTTTTGCAAAATATTGAACTCCAGCCATTCCACCCTTGTTTAATTTTTGAGAACCATTAATAGCAGTTAACAAATCATAATTGTTTTTAGTAGATTCTTTATTTACAACAAATTCTCCAGGAGTAAGCATTGCTGGAACGGTATCTGTATTACCCATACCTGGAACTATATTTCCTTGATTAAATCCTTGTACTCCAGATTGGGTAATTAAAGATGGTAACCTAGTTCTTAAATCACTTGCTACTCCAGTTATTTCAGAAGTTCTATTTCCAACAAGTAATTCATGCTCTTTTGCACGAAGCCTTTTTACTCTATTGTTTCTATCAGACATTACAGGGTGTTTATATGACGCTTTTTGCACATCAAGAGCAAGGACTCCAGATCCAACCATTTCATCAATAAATAATTGTTGAATTTTTTTATCTGGAAAAGTTTTATTTAAACGTTTTTTAGCATTGTTGTACTCTCTTGTTTTATTTGCAAGAACTTGTTCAAAGGTCCAATCGCTACCAATAGTGGGATTAGGTCCAGGTCTAAAGGAACGGGCAGGACTCCATCCAGCCATTGCAAGTTCTCTTGCATATTCTGCAGTTCCAGGAGTAAGTTTTTTAATCTTAGGGGTCTTCATTATTTTTCTTAATCTGCTAATATCTTTCTTTTGAGTGTCCAACCCCATAAAGCCATATGAAAAATCTTTTAAAGTTGGATTGCTAAGATCTCCAATAAATGGTGAAAAATCTAAATCTCTTTTAGTTGTATAAGATCCTGCCCCACCCTTGAAATTTAATTTCATTCCAAATAGATCTTCATATCTTCCTTCTTTAATTGCAGAAACAATTTTCTTTTGCTGTGCATATGGTAACTCTTTATTGCTCGTTGATCCTAAAACAGTTCCTCTAGTTGCCCTAGTTTTTTGAGTAAGAGGATTCATCATTCCTAAAATAGTATCCATTTCTGGAGTTTCTCTTACATTTCTAGAATCAAAGGCAAAATTATGAAGAGCACTTTGTTGGGCAAGTCTTTCTTCTTTTCCAGGTCTTACTCTTCTTCTAAGAGATTTTCCAATAAGTGCTCCAGCATTATACCCTGGAACTTTTCCACCAGCATTATACGGCGTTGAGGCTCCAAATTTTTCCCTATAAGTCACTCCGTCTCTTTCTGTTTCTAGTACCCAGTATGGTTTTCTATTTGGATTAGATGGAACTATTTGTTTAACTTGAAATGGAAGATTTCTTTCTTTAAAAAAAACATTTGCGTCAGTTGCAAATTTTTGAGCATCGCCTGGAAGAGAACTTAATTCAGGACCACCACTTTCTTTAATAAAATTTGAAATATCTTTTTTTGCTGGTATGCGAAGACCTACAATTCTTGTAGAATCTTCAACATTTGGATATGCATCTCTAGCCACCGTTTCTAAAATATCATCTGTTAAATCCACATTGCCGATTGGCTTACCTGATGCGTCAAGTCTACTTTTATATCTTAAAAGTCCCATAGCCATTTTTCTTCCAAATTCTTTTTCAGTTACTTCTGGGTAGGCTTGTCTAAATGCAGTAGTTTGATCAAAACTAATTAGTCCTCTAGAATCTCTCATTGCTATAGCTGCATCGTCAAGTGTCATCTTACCTTGTCCTCTGTTAGCTGCTTGATTTATTGTCTTAAGAATTTTAGACCAGTTGTTACTAAGACCTTCTATTGGAATTCCGTGTGATAAAAGGTCTCTTGCAAAAAGCCATCTATTTGAAGTTTTTGTACCAAATAATTCTTGAAATCTAGCAATTGTTTGTATGTTTTCATTTCCACCTAAGTGTGATTTTTGTAAATCAGGACTTGATGACACAGGTGCTCTAGATACTACTTGAGAATCTCTTCCAAGAAGTTCTCCAAAGCCATGTGGTTCATCCATTAAAGAGTCAAGGTCTCTTGGTGTGAGGTTTCTATTTCCCCCGATCCTACTGGCAGATTTTGCAGCCTGTCTAGCATGCCAAGCTTTTACAGCGTTTCCTATATTAAGATATTGAATTCCTTTTGCTTTTCCACCAACATTTAATCCTTGAGGATTTTTACTATCATTGATATTGTGAAGTAATCCAAGATTGTTTTTAGTAGCTTCTTTATTTACTACAAATTCCCCTGGTGTAAGCATTGCTGGAACCGTGTCAGTGTTTCCAGATCCTGGAACAGTTGTTCCATTTGACATAAAGATTGGTCCACCAGAATTTCTTTTTTGAACACCTCTTATTACAACCTGGCTAGTTTTTGCAGATACTCCAGCAGCTCCAGCAGCACCAAAAACTTCAGGGAAATCTCTAGTTGCACCAGCTTGAGTGGCAATCATTGCAGCATATGCCTTTGTTAGATTTCCAATTGAAGCAGCGGCAGTATTTCCAACCATTGCTTGCTTAACAAGAGTTTCATTTAATATTTGAGTTGGACCTATGAGTTGTTGAGCAGCCATTGCTGCATCCATTTCTGCAAGACTTAAATATTTTGCACTTTGTGTAACTGCTTTAATTGCACCTAATGGACCACCTTTTATTAATCCCATTCCAAATAAAGATATGCCCTGTCCCATTTTTGCAAGGGTTCCAACAAGGTTTAAGAATAAACCAGTTAACATTGTTACTGCTGGAACAACAATGCCAACTATAACTGCACCAATAGCAGCAAATTTCTTTTGACCATCTGATAATCCATTAAAAGCTTCTGCAATTTTTGTAGCAAGATTAACAAGTGGAATTGCTAATTTAACAAAAATTTCTCCAATAGGGGCAATTGCTAATTTAAATCTTTCTATTGCCCCCGTTAATTGCACACCAAAAGATTCTTCAATAGTTTTTAATTCTTTGTCTGCTGTTGCAGCAAGTTGTTCTGTACTATATCCTAATGTTGCAATAACTTGTTGAGCTTGAGATCCTTCTCTAGAAATATTTTCAAACAATGCTCCAAGTTTTGCATATTGAAATTTTCCAAATACTTGTTCAAGAGCTTGTTGTCTTGAAAACTGATCTAGAGAAGCAAGAGCCTGTGCAAAAGATTGAACAGTACCCATAAGGTCTCCCTTGTTTGCCTCAATAATAGATTGAAGATTTATTCCCATTCCAGAAAGCATCGCTGTAGCTTGCTTTGTTGGATTGATCAAAGATGCAAGACCAGACTTTAATGCGTTAGCACCTTCTGCTGCATCAACTCCACCTTCTTGCATTGCTGCAAGGAATACTGTAAGATCTTTTACGTCTCCACCAAGACCTTGAATAACTGGTGCAACACGAGGAATTGCTGCAGAGATATCTTGCAAGGAAACAACCGTTTGGTTTTCAACCATATTTAAAAAGTTAATAGTGTCTGCAAGGTCTTGTCCTGATAATCTAAATGCAGACTGTAAAGATATTGTAGTTTCTAGTGCTGCATTTTGATCCATTTGACCAAGTGTTGCAAGTCTTGTTGCTTGAGTAACTGAGTCAGTAAGTTCTGTACCCTGTCTACCAGCAGCAGCAGCTTGAGAGGCAAGACCAATAGTATCTTTTACTGCAATTCCATACTTTGTATATTCAGCAGCAAGACCTTTTACTGCCTCAAGGTTTTGATTTAATTCTGCTGGAGTAGTAAATAAGTCTCCATATACCTTTTTAAATCCAACAACTTGTTTTTCAAGATCCATAAAGGTCTTACCAGCAACTGCTCCGAATATTGTAAGAGGTACTGTAAAACCAACCATAAGCTGACGACCAGCCCATTGAACATTTTTACCAAAGTTGATTAACTGTGTAGTTCCTTGCTTAAACATTGAAGACATAATTTGTGCTTTTTGTCCAGCAATAGCAGCCTCAGTAGAAAATGCAGCAAGAGGTCTAACTGCTAAAGCATCTTGAAATCCATTTGCAGCAGCAGATGTTGCTATAAATTGTGTTTGAAGCCTTCTTGCACGTTCTGAAGCAAGTGCCATAGTTTCTGCTGCAATAGCACTATTTTTATTATATTTTGCACTAAAAAATTGACCCAGGGAGGTTTTTCCCTTGGTCAAAGTTTTATCTAGAGTTGCAGCAGCAGTTTGAAGTCTTATGGTTTCTGCTGTAAAACTTCCAGTTTGATTTATTGCTTGTTGAAGTGCTTTTGAAAACTTTGCAGTAAATGCTGCTTGGTCTACATTGCCTTTGTTTAGAGCTAATTGAAAAGCATTTATTTGTGCTAGAAGAGCCTTAAGCTCAGAGGAAGCAGACCCTGTATTGATCTCAACTTCAATAATACCTTTTGCAATTTCAGCCATTATGTAACCACCTCATATTCCAAGCCTTCTCCAATACCGAAACCAGCTTTTCTGGCTGCAGCACCTTGTAATGCAAGAATATCATTAGGATTTGATGTAGCACCGTTGCTATAAACTCTAGCCTTCATCTCTTCCCATTTATTTTCAGACGAACCAGAATCAAGATTCACTCCCTGAAGTGCTGCCATAAATTTCTTACTTTCGTAATCTTCTTTATTTTTAGCTTCTAGTATTGCTACTAGTTCAGGCATTGATATGCTTTCTTCCATTTCAGAATAATTCTTCCAGAATCCCAGAAGAAATACTCTTGATTCTATCTCAGCAAGATCTAGTTCGTCCCAACTAGAGCCGCTGTTAGTGCGTTTGGGTCATTTAACTGAATCCCTGCAGCCACTTCAATTACCTTGTACACAGTTGGAAGATCCATTATATCTTCTAACAGCTCCTTAGTTGCTAATTCTGCATTGTATTGCTTCATTGCAATAACAGCACAGTTTAACAATAGATCCATTGATTTGATATTATCTTCTGCAATTTTTGGATCACTAATCTTTTGAAACTCTTTCATAAAATCTCTCAATAAAGAAATCTTAAGTGGTTTCATAGAAATAGTAGAACCATCTAATAGTTCTACTTCTACAACTTCGTAAATACTTGTTGCCATTTATTCCTCCTATAGAATATATTCAATTATATCATAGAAGGCTTATTAAATAAACAATGCCCACCCTTTTTAGGGGGTGGGCAAAGTCTCTATATTTAGTTTTTACGGACCAACGACACGATCAACGATCTTGCCATAGGAACCATTGGATGCTGGAAGTAAACGGAATGTAACTTCATACATAGAAGGTTCGTCACGCTTTGCAGAAACAGTTACGTTCTCAATTGAGAGAACACGATGTCCCACATAAACACGCTCTACCTTATCTTCACCAGTTGCTGTAGGATCTCCAGAACCTGGACCAACAGCAATAATTGCACGTTCTACAGGAACATCACCTAGCTCTCCAGCTGTTAGCTCAAGAGTTTTAGTAGCACTTCCTGATAGGTTGGTGTCTGCAGTTGCAATTGCAACAACAAGGTTTTCAAGTGTGGCTTCAGCGAATGCTGTAACCATGCTAACCTGCATACCTTGCTTGTAAAGCTTTGCAACGTCAAGAAGCTGATCTACCTGTACTTCACCGAAGTCTGGTTGGAACTGTACTTCTAAACCGTTCATTGTGTAGCCTACATTTCTCCAGTCTGCGGTTGCTGCTTCTACAGTATCTGCGAAGCTATCACCAGGAACAAATGCAGGAATGCCAGATACGCTGCCACTGTTGAATGCGTAAGCATCACCAGCAACACTGTATTCTAGTGGACCCTGCTTCGATACGAAGAGTTGGGCTGCACCAACGATAATTTGATTGGAATTTCCACGAGTTGCCATATTTTTTCACCTCTTTTTTAGTCTTAAAATTTATGGGGAGATTGGCGTTTCCTAAGTTAAGTATACCTCTAGTTTTTTATAGTTTTATGGTCTTTCATTAAATTGTGGAGAATGATAATCATACTTAATAATAAGATCTCTAGTTGGATTATATTCCATAAAATCAGACACATCCTGTTGATTATCTGTAAATCCAGACTGGTAAACATTTATACAATGAAAGCTATATTGGTTCATATTGGTAGCATCTAGAGTTTCTGCATATCCTGGAAGGTTTTTAGCAAATTCATTTATATCCCTTGCAGCATCATCTTCTCTATCTAAAATATTTTGTATCAAAGCAGTAAGATTGTAAGTTGTTTCGAACCTGTCCTGCTGGAACTTGTTAACGTTCCACAGAGAGCCACCATGGATCGTATATCTCATCTGGTCAGTCTTGATAGGGTAGAAATATTTATAGCCTCCACGGATTCTACTAAACTTATCAAATACAATATATGGTAAATCATTGTTTAAAACATCTGATGGAAGATTTGATGCAGGTGATGGAAAGAATGGAATTATTTCAGAACCACCAGAAGTTGGAGGATACAAAGATGTAAACTGTGGAGCATAGTTTTTAAATTGATCCCAAACATATAGGTTTATAATTTGTTCTGGTCTGTATACTACCATTAAATAACCTCCCCTGGAGCTTTAGCAATCCAGGAAAGTGCTGCTGCTCTTCCTGTAGCAGCCCCTCCACCATTTACACCTGATGCAAAGTGTTTTTCATAAGCTTTTGGATTTGAAAAATAGTCATAAAATCTTATTGTAGGTAGATAAACTTCTGTAAAGTATGATCCGTAAAATTCATTAAAGGCTTCTACAAAAGATCCTCTTGTTGCCTCTCCACCAGGATTAGCAATTGTAATTGGACCAACTCTAAAATACTCTTGACCATCAATTGTAAATGCAAGAGCTTTTGCATTCTTTTCATTAATAGTTACTGGAATTCCTTCTTCCATAATAATAGCCTTGTTGTAAAATGGCTCTCCTCCATCTTCAGATGGGAGATTTGATTCTAAAAATTCTGCATCAATAACTGCTGAAGTATTATTAACCTGAAGAGATAAGTCATAAAGTCTTTCCATTGGATTTCCTACTTCTCCCCATTCATAAACGTGGTGTAGCATTCCAGGGTGTGATCTTGCAAGACCATCAAGGTAGTCATAAAATGCTGCAATAGATGTATTACCAACTTTTTGATTTAGCAAAGCTTTGCTTTTATTTAATTCACTAATAAATCCATTTGAATACTTGACTGTATTATTTAGTTTTTTTATTAAATCATCTGCCTTAATTCTTGAACGGATCATAGGTCTTCCTCCCACTTCTGGTTTCCTGATCTGGCAATAAACATTCTATACATTCCTATATTATGAAACATATCAAATGATGGAACTATTGTTTTTATTTCATACTTTGTTTTTGTAGCACCTTGCTCATACTTAAGATTCTCTCCATTAATCCAAGCTGGTTCTCCTGAAGGATCTTTTATATTTGTAATTGCTATTGCAGTTATTGGATAATATTTTCCATCAGCAGATTTTCTAACATCTTCTGAAACTCTAAAAGCAATGTTTGAGCTATAATCAAAACTTTTATTTCTTACTTTTAATTCTGGTGCAATCATTGCATCAACAAGTTCACTAATTGCAGAACAATTAATAGTTCTATTAAAAACCCATCTTCTAACAATATTTCCATATGATGACTGAGTTTCTTCTGCATAATATATGTCTGCAGTCATTGGGTAAAGGATGCTATCGAATGCGGAATTAAAAAGCATTTATAACACCCCAATACGGATATTATTCTTATACTTTGTCAAGATTCTATCAACAACAAGGTTTCCAGTTGATGCATTAAAGTTCTTTGCAAACTTAATTTTAAAATCAGCATTATCAAATGATTCAATATACTTATTTAAATACTTCATGTTGTCACTTGAAATGTCAGAAACTAAAAGCTCTGTTGCTTCTTTTATGTCTTGAGGAATTACCTTCCATCCAAAATCTGCATCAACAAGATATTCAAATCCATCTGCAAAATCAACATCTAGATATCTATCTCTCCACACTCTATTATAGTTAACTCTATTAGTTTCAGTCTGTGTTAATATAACTGATGTCTTATCTTTTGAAATTTCAAATTCTTGATCGTGTACTGCTGCTTCTACATCATAAACAAGTTCTAGGTTTTCATACAACTTGTGAAGCTTATGAATCTTTTCGTCAATAACAAGATAGTCAGATCCAAGTCCAACTACTTCTTTTTCTTTTCTTACAAATTTAAATCCACCAAATGTTTCAGAGTCTATAATATATCTTGCAATTCTTTCCATCTCTTTTATCTGTGAAACTGTCTTTCCTAAAGCGGTTGCAAGAGAATATATATCACAGTATGGTCTTAAAACATCTATATTAGTAACAATAACCTCATCATCATACTGATCATATACTGTTGCTTCTAAATTGCCATCATAAGATATATACTTGCTATTTAAAACAAAAGAAATGTCTCCAGAGATGTCTGCTGTTGCACTTGCTGAAAATGACTCGTCTGTCAAAAGGTCTGAATAGTCAATTGTGTATTGACCATTTGGAACAAGATCTGAAAATGAAGCTACTGGTATGCTTCCATTAATTCTTAAAACTTCCATTATTTAACACCGAAAACTTCGGCTACCTCCTCTGGAGATGTGACTCTAATTTTGGGGAATTTACTAACCCATACATCAGCATCTTTTTTACTTACAATATTATAGCCCTTAGTAAGTCTACCAAGACTTGTTTCATAAACGCTTGCATTTTCTACAAACAAACAAACTAAGTCTTTTTTAACTTTTTCCATAATACATCTATCTTATTATATCATTCATAAATAGATGAAGGGGAGACAAATTAATGCCTCCCCTCCAAAAATAGAGTAAAATTACTCTGACATGAATGCTACTGCATCAGTTTCTTCAACTGCTACACCAAAGCGTAAGAATACTGTATATTCTACAGTGTCTTTCTTTGGCTTGAATTCACGGTGTACTGTTACGTCTCTCTGGAAGCCCCAAATGCGGTTTTCTGGGAATGTAAGTGATACATAGCCAGCTGGCATCAAAGGAACTTCAACTAATGGAAGACCAAGAACACGGTACGAGATTGGGCTACCAAGGGTCTGCGGAGCAGATCCATCAATAACACGCTCAACGATACGCTCTGAATTCAAGTTACCAGAAGAACCAAGACCGTTTACAATTGCTGCAACGGTTTCAGTGTCTGCATAGAACTTCATGTTTGAACGGGAACCACGGTACTTACGAGGCATTGCAAGAACAAGTCCCTGCAAGTCTTCGATAGCTGTACCGTAAGTTGCTGAATTACCATCAGATTCGATTGATACGAATCCTTCAAGGATGTTTAGGAAGTTGTTTGTACCAGTTCCTGTACCATTGATGGCTAGATCTTCAAGATCGTTAGCAAACGCACGAGTCATTGTACGGACCAAGTGATCCTCCAGACCAGCACCTTCGATATTATCTTCAAGAGCTTCAGTCGAAACTTCCCAATCAAGACGAATCTTCTTGGTTGTAAGAGTAACCTTTGTAAACTGAACATCAGCGTTAGTGTAGGTTGCGTCTGCCTGTGCTGCTGCACGGATTACACGCTCTCCAACATTCATCTTCTCAAGTTCAGTTGTGTTAGCTCTCATTGTGACTCTACGACCATCTTGGGCTAGAACCTGCTGTTCAAAGATATACTCAATAAACTGACGTGACTGTTCAGGCTGCAAAATACCGCCATCAGACACTAGATCACCAACTGGGTTAGTATTGTCAAGAATTCCAGCTGCTGGAGTACTTACTCCACCAATACCACCAGATGCGATAGTACCAGCTGCAGCCGCTTTTTCTAAAATTTCATTATTTTCTGTCATTTTTTATTTCACCTCCAGTTTCTTTTAATGATATAGGTCAGCGGAATTTAGGAAACGTCCACCCCACATAGACCCTTTTCTTATTGTATTGCCCTGAACGATCCCGCCGAGATCGCCAGACTTACGGACAGCGGTATCGTCTTCTAGACCATCCACACGCTTTCCAAACTCTTCAAGGTTGCCTTTTACCGCAGAAATATCTTCATTGGTTGTATCAACTGACTTTTTGATACCTGCAACTTCTTCTTTTAGTGACTTAATTGTTGAAACAAGTTCACTCACTGCCTCTGTTACTGAAACCTTAATTTCGTCAACAGCTTTTACAAGCTCAGAATCAGCTGAATCTGTTTCAACAACAGACTTTTCAACTTCAACATTATCGGAAGCTTCTTCTTCTGCATCTTCTGCAGGTGCTTCTTCTGGATCAGCAGACTTAACCACTGTTTCCTCAACAGCGTCAACTGCGTCAACTGACTTTTCTACGGTTTCTTCGGCAGGAGCTTCAGCAACAACTTCTTCAGTTGCAACTTCTTCAACGGTCTCTTCTACTACTGTAT